TAAAGCCCGCTCGGCCGATGGGTCGCTAAGTATCATAGATTATAGTATTCAGCCGGGGGATGAGCAGCAACTGTTGCATTTATACCGACTGGGTGAATCGAATAATAATGTGGGACTAATTTGTTCTCGTTTCCCACATATTCTGCACGTAACATCTACCAGTTTGATAGGTGTTCTTTTACTTTTATAATTGTTATTTCTTGATCCAGATAATTTTTTATCTATATCAATATCTTCTCGATGTAAAGATTTAAGATCTATACCCAAGATTTCCTTAACTTTTTCATTATTATCAAATGTTTTGGTGTGTTTTTTTACAGCTTTTGCTCTTTTTCTTTTGGGTTTAGCTATAGGTTGATCATCTTCAGTTTCTAAACCCTTTTGTAATATAGCTATAAGTTGTTTAATATCATCATTATTAAGAGCCATGTCTCACCTTTGTTTTTTGAACGGACAACATTATATCAGATAGGTTTTTTATACTATTAGCTAAATAAGACAGCCTATCCATTCTTTGTTTAGCGTATCTTTTTATTTTGTCAAGTGCTTGAGCTTTATCATTGTGTTTAATAGCTTGTATAGACTTTTCCAAAAATCCATAGCCTTTATAGTTGTTTATTTCATCTGCTATTGTTTCTTTTATAGATTCTTCTGCCCAGTTGTGTCGGGCTATTTCACGATTAAGTGTTCTTTGCATAAAAAATGCATATTGTGCTAATCTATATGATATTTGTGCGCAATCTTCTGGAGATAATTTTTCTATACTATCCCTATTCATAGTAAAATATTCATTCAGTTCAGATTCTTCTAAGCTTATAGACGATTCGTATTTGCCAAGACCAATAGATTTTTCATATTCGTCTAATATGACATCCCATTCTTTTACTTTTTCTTTAGTGTTCAATGATTAACTTCTCCCATTTGTCTTGATCATAATATGGCAATTCAACATAATCTATATTGTTTGTTATGCACCATTCTTTTTTATCAATATCTCTTTTTTTACCTTTTAAAAATGCTAATTGATTACTATGATAATGTGCAACAAATTTATAATGTTGTTCTCCGTGTACTTCAATGCATGTTTTTATTAATGGTATATAAAAATCTAAGTATAAATATTCTGATTTTCTTATATTAATAGGCACTTCTTCCAAGATTTGCATTGTTGGATAAATTTTTGTCAAAAGATTTTTAGCTGATTTATGATAAGTAGATTGTTTATGGAAATCTTTATTTATATTACCATGCAAATGCCAATAGGTAATTTTACCATCTAAATCTTTCACATTCATTTAATGCCCATAGTTTCTTTGACTAATTTGTATAGATCAGTATACATTCCATTGTTATCAATTAAGAATTGCCTAACCTTTTCCATACCTTGGAATTTAGCCTTATCATCATTTAAAAATGTAAGAGTATACCAAGCCCCTCCTTTATTTATTAAGCCTAAATCAACAGCCAAATTGATTAATTCCATTTCTTTATCTATTCCTTTGCCATACCTAATATAGCTTTTAATTTGCCCTCCAGGAGGCCCTAAAGCAGAACATACTGTTTGCCATTCTACTTCTTGTCCTATTTGAGTATTATCAGAACTCAATATCCAAGGTTTAAATGACTTTGCTCTCAATTTAATATCTGTTTGATATGCTATGGCTTGCCCGCTTTTTTCTTTGAATTCTGCACCATAACCTGTTGGATTTCCCATTAAGTGAGTAATTCCTATCACAATATTTTTATTAACGGGAATGACATTAGCTACTTTGCGACAAAACTTTGCTAATAATTTAGCGCCATCTGCTCTTTGCATTTTGTCCATGTCGCTTGTTATCTCAGCTTCTGTACATAATGCAGAATACGAGTCTATAATCAGTACGCATCCTGGGTCTTGGTTAATAATTCTTTCTGCTATTTGTAGGTATTCTTCAGCATGTAATATTTTACCGGTTTGAGACCCTATAACATGGAATTTTTCTAAGTTTAATTTTGAAACTCCTTCTAAATCTCTTTTCTTCAATCTGCCTTCTATGTTCAGGTAATATACATTTCTGATAGAATCACCACTATATTCTTCTTGTTGGGCGGTTCCTGCAAAGTCTAGCGAAGTAGTTGTTTTACCACATTTTGGTTGACCGGTAAATACAACAAAACTACCTTCCGGTATTCCTCCGTTCAATATAATGTCTAATGCCGGGCTAACAGGTATTACTATGGATTCTCTATCCATAACTGCCGTTGCGTTAACAATTATATTATTTCCAAAATCTTTTGATATACTATCTTGTAATGCCATCGTCTATGTCCTTTAATTTGTCTAAGATATTGTATGATTTATTAGCTATTCCTTTATTAAGAAAATTTCTTTCTATTTTTTTATTTTTGCTTTTATCTTCTTTAAGCTTGTTTTGATATTTTTTTTGTTCTTTTACAAGAATGTCTATCAAAAATGGAGCTCTTAGAGAGTATATATTTTTGCCAGCATCAGATTTTAAAGCATTAATAATAACTTGTGGTTGATAAGTTTTTAATAATTTATTAGCTGTTCCTATTTGGCTTTTGTATTCTTTTTGCCATTCTTCCGATATCCAAAATCTAAAATGTAAATCTTTATTTTTCTTCTTGGCTATTCTTTCACAAATCATTTCTGTAATAAATTGTGCTGCAGAAACTTCTTTTCCATTAGAATATTTTGAAGGATATTTTTTCATTTATCTTTTTTATTATTCATATTTTTTCTAAACTGATCACCAAACATAGACGCCTCTTGAGTCATGATTGCAACATTTTTATTTCTTTTGTTACTAGTTTCTGTGATCATCAAGTCCGATGCTGTTTTTGGTTTTTGATTAATCAGATTATGTTTTTCTATATAATTAGCAACTTGTTTTTCTGTAAGATTCAATTCTTTAGCTATGTCTTCAATTTTAGTATTGTTTGACACCAACCATTTAATAGCATATTCTGTTTGTTTAGTTATTCTCATGATAGCTCCCTTTGTGCATTATTTAACCATGCGATATTTTTTGTCTTTAAAAACGATAAATACATATTGAACACTTTTTGATTTACTTCTTTATATTGCCAAGCCTGTTTCCCAATTCTAGATAAAAATTTACCAGCTGTTCCCTCTGAATACATACCTATAGGATTGTATATTTTGCCGTGTAGACCGACTTTAATAAAAAATCTGGGTCTGTCATCGGAATTTTTAAACTTGGCGCAAGTATTGTCTTTTTCATTGCTTGTTACTGGATGACCATTTTTATCCAAATGCTCATGGTCGCCCAAAATTGTATAATAAACATTATTGTCTATTTCTTTTTTTTCTGTTTTGGTGTTCGTCTTTTTGACTTTTGAGACCCTGGCCATTTTATTTTCTCCTTTGGTTTTACCCTTGTCATTCCTGTTGGAAGTTCTTTTGTTGATTCATTAAGTCTGTAATCATTATGTTTTCTGAAAAGATGATCTTTTTCGTCATCGCTCATTCTTTCAGAATTTCTTAATGCTAAATCACCTAATGTTTTTAACTCATTATCGGATTTTTTTACTGAAACAAATTGTGTTTGAGCATCAGCACAATATAATCTGTTTACGTCTTTGTTTTTTTTACAAACAGGACATTCACAGGTTTCTTTATATTCAGAAAAATGGCAAAATACTTCAAATTGTTCATCGCAATTGAAACAGTAATATGTATATGTTGGCATTATTTACTCTGGTATGATTGTGGCAAATATAATCGCCATTCCTCTGGAATCTGTATTATTTTAGATAGCAGGTGCGACACATGCAAGTACTTGAAATCTTTTCTGGGTACTCTTGGGTAATTAATTAACTTCATATTAGCTTGTTCTGGAGTTCTATCGCCCTTTTTTCTATTACAACTGCTGCACGAAGTAACTATATTTGTCCAATTAGTAGGAGATCCAATATTATAATCCCATTTTGATTTTGGAATTACATGGTCATAAGTAAGTTGATTAGCCAAATATTTATCGCCACAATATTGGCATGTATAATTGTCTCTGATAAAAATATTTTTTCTAGAAAAAGTAAGTTGTTGCTTATGAGGCTTAAAAAATCTTTTTGTTCTGGCTACCGCTGGTATAGGATATTTTCTGTTGTTTGTTCCTATAATGCAATCGTTTTTATAAAAATCTATAATATCAATACCATAAGATGAGTTGTTTTCATATTTAACATGCCAAATCACAGCCCTTTTCCACGGTATTATGGATAAGGGTGTGAAATCAGCATTTAATAATAAGCATTTAGAGTTTTTCTTTTTCATATTCTATTTGTTCTAAACGCAACAATATTTTGCCAATGATTGGATTTCTAATAATATCAGAATTTAACAGGTGGGAGACCCCTACATTATCTATATCATTTAATCCATCAATTAACTTTAAAAAACCTCCACGCATATTTTTGTATAAATCTGACTGACTAGTATCACCAGTTAACACCATTTTACTATCATGACCTATGCGTGTCAATAGCATTTTTAGTTGGTCGTATGACGCATTTTGGCATTCATCAGCCACGATAAAAGCATTATGGAAATTACGACCTCTCATTAAACCTAAAGGCACAACATCAATTTTGTGTTGGTTTTTAAGAGTACCATATTGACTCATAGGAATAAAGTAAGAAATTTCATCTAAAATAGGCAATAAATAAGGGTGCAATTTTTCCTCTGCTGTACCAGGAAGAAAGCCGAGCCTTTCTCCAGATTCTACAACTGGTCTGGTTATAATTATTTTCTCTACTTTGTCTTCTAATAAATATTCCAGAGCCATACCTATAGCTATATGTGTTTTACCACTACCAGCCACTCCTTGACAGAATGTGATGGTGTTTTCCGCTATTGTTCTTATAAAATCATGTTGGTTAGGAGTTCTAGGTTTTAGCCTATTTTTATATGCTGGATGCATAGTGATAGGATTTGTAGCATCAATTATTTTCTTTTTCTTTTTTCTCAAATTTATACCTTTCGAAATAAAGTTAAATTAGACATGCGCCACCAGCACAACTAACCTCCTCTATTCCTGCAGTATTGTCCTCTGTTTCCACTAGTTGTGTATAATCAACCTTTTTAAAACTGTTGAATAAGTCACAATAAATTTTCCAATTATAAACGTCTTTCATGCAGTATGTTAAACGTCTTGTGTCTCCGTCAAAATATTTACCAGCAAAGTTTTTCATTTTTGTTACAAATTTAAGTTTAGATTCGTTATCATCTTTTTTTGCCTGATTTAATGTTACATAATCACATGCCATCCACAGATTACTATCAAAAGCATTCAAGCCTAACTCTATTAGTCCAGAACACCATAACGCAGGATCTCCGTATTCTTTAACAATTTCCCTTCCTGTATAAACAGTAGTGAAAGGGGCCTGTGGATAGTCTTTGTCTCCACTTTGTGGAATCAAACTAATACCGGCAAAATATTTTCTGTTGTCATAAATATACTTCGTAACATTTTCCCACTCGTCTGGTTTTACTGTTACAGTATTACTAACATTGTGACTCAAATATTCTTGCGTACATAGGTTTTTATTTTTTCCAGCATTTACCCAATTCTTTTGAGC